GCCAAATGACAACGCCGCTTTTTCTGCTGCGGTGTGTACAATTGGGACTGTCAATGGGCGATTTGGATTTGCTGACGATTGGTTTGGTGAATGATATGTTCATTGAACAGGACAACGACAGCGTATCTTATGCCTATTTGCCAACGCAGGAAGATTTTGATAAATTTTAATTGTTTGCCCTTGCAGTGTCTTGTTTTGTCAGCAGACAATATTTTATACGAACGGAGGTGTCATTGATGGCAAGCCGCATAGCCGGAATCACTGTAGAAATCAATGGCGATACCACGCAACTTTCCAAATCGCTGGAAGATGTCAACAAAAACATTCGTAGCACACAAAGTCAGCTGAAAGATGTAGAGAAGCTACTGAAGCTTGATCCAACGAATACAGAACTACTGGCACAGAAGCAGCGGCTGTTGACGGATGCGGTCTCCGACACTTCACAGAAGCTAGAAACGCTGAAAACTGCTGCACAGCAAGCACAAGGACAGCTAGAACGTGGCGAAATTTCGCAAAATCAGTTTGAAGCATTGCAGCGGGAAATTATCGTTACCACCAATTCTCTAAATCAATACCAATCCGAACTAGAGGGAATGGCGAATGCACAGGATGAAGCAGGAAACGCTGCGGAAGATTTAGATTCTGCTTTGGATAAAGCTGGAGATGAGGCAGGACAAGCAAGCGATTCCATGGATGATCTAAGCGATTCTGCTAAAGACAGCGAAAATTCCTTTTCCGTTGCAAAGGAAGCCGTTGCAACGTTTATCGGTAATGCTCTAACATCCCTTGTGGCATCGGTAAAAGATGCGGTTGCCAGCTTTGCAGAAATTTCCGAATCCACCATGGAATTTCGAGAAAACATGGCGAAGCTAGAGACCACTGCACAGTCTGCCGGATATACGACTGAATATGCCAATGAAGCATTCCGTCAGATGTATGGTGTGATGGGGGATGAAACGGCAGCCAATACGACCATCTCCAATTTTATGAAATTGGGAGCGTCTACCGAAAATCTGAATAGCCTACTGGACAGTGCAACTGGTATTTGGGCAACCTATGGTGATTCTATTCCACTGGATGGTTTGGCGGAATCAGTTAATGAAACAGCGAAAGTTGGACAAATTACAGGTAACTTGGCGGATGCCCTCAACTGGGCAGGCGTTTCAGAAGATGATTTCAATGAATCGCTTGCTGCTTGCGGCGATGAACAGCAGCGGCAGCAATTGATTGTGGATACTCTGAATGATTTGTATGCTGACAGTGCTGCTGCCTATGAGGAAAACAACGCCAGCATTATTTCTGCACGGGAAGCAAATCTACAGTATGAGCAGACTATGGCGAAAGTCGGTGCTGCGTTTGAACCGCTGATCACACAAATGACAGCCATGAAAGGAGAAATCCTATCCGGCTTGCTGCCGGGGCTGGAATCCCTGAGTACGGCATTTCAAAATTTGTTTGCCGGAGATACCGGAGCATCCGATGATATTGCCGCTGCGATTTCCGAAATGGTTTCCGGCGTTCTGGATCAGGTACAAGCCTTGCTGCCGCAAGTGTTAGCAGCCGTATCCGGTTTGCTGTCTGGTGTGATTTCCGGCATCCAAGAGAGCGTTCCAGAATTGACCAGTACAATTACAGATATTTTGCAGTCGCTGGTTTCCATGCTGACTGCAATTATACCGGATTTGATTGTAGCGTTGATTTCTATGGCAAATGCACTGGCATCGGAACTGATTTCTCTTGCACCAGGGCTGGTTTCCGCTGCCTTGCAGCTATTCAGTGGCATTGCCGAAGCTCTGTCGGAGCTGAATTTGACTTCTGATCTCTCCAACCTGATTTTGCAAACCTGCTCCGCTCTGTCTTCAATGTTTCCGGAGATATTATCTGCTGCCACAACGCTGTTCAACGGCATTGTACAAGCAATCCCAAAGGTATTGCAAAACCTACTCACAACACTACCAACCATCATTGACACCATTACGGCAACCCTAACAGCGGCTCTGCCGCAGGTGCTGGCAGCGGCACAGTCCATGCTAAATGGGTTGGTACAGGCGATTCCGCTGATTATTCAGGTACTCACAACAACGTTGCCATCCATCGTACAATCCATCAGCAATTTTCTGGTACAGTCACTGCCGCAAATTACAACAGCGATTACCACGTTAATCAATAGCATTGTTGCTGCTTTGACAATAATCCAATCTCTCATTGCGGCTCTGCCAACGATTATCCAGACGATCATCCAATTTCTGATGGATTCTATTCCAACCTTGTTATCATCAGCAGTCACATTGTTAATGACCATTGTGCAGGCGATTCCGCAGATTGTCGCTGCATTAGTAACCGCTGTTCCGGACATTCTAAATGCCATTGTAGATGGGTTAGCACCGCTGGCAGAAAAAATCGGCGAAAAATTGTCCGAAGCATGGGAAAAGTTCAAGCAATGGTGTTCGGATATGCTGGACAAGGCAACCACTGGAATGCAGGAAGTCATTGACAAGATTGTAACATTTTTCCAAGAGCTGCCGGAAAAAATCTGGGAACACCTCTGTACCATCGTTTCTAACGTTGTGGAATGGTCGCTGAATATGCGGAATGAAGCACAAGAGATGATAAATGGATTTTTCAGAAACATCGTTGATAAACTTAGCCAATTGCCGGGAGAGTTTTGGAATTGGTTATGTGATGTCATATCCAATGTCATTTCATGGGCAGTGGATATGAACAACAAGGCAAACAGTGCTGTTTCTGATTTTTTCAACACGATTATCAATAAAATTCGGGATCTTCCGGGTGAAGTCTGGAATTGGCTATGTGATGTGGTTTCCCGTGTTGGTGATTTTGCATGGGATGTGGGCAACCGTGCCGCTGATGCAGCCAGCAATATCTGGAACGCCATTGTAGACGGTATTTCCGGACTGCCGGGGCAGGTTTACAGTATCGGTTCTGACATTGTATACGGTATTTGGAACGGCATTGGGGATGTTTGCGGCTGGTTGTGGAATCAGATTAGCGGGTTCTGCGATGAAATCTGGAATAATATTGCTGGATTCTTCGGCATTGCATCTCCTTCCAAGCTATTCAAGGAAGAACTGGGCTATAATTTGGACTATGGTTTGGCAGAAGGCGTTGACGCAAAGGTAAAGGATGTCATTCAATCCGTTTCTGACATGGGCGAAGACGTGATGACAGCTGCCCAAAAGTCCCTGTCAGCAGATTGGAACGTTGGCAGCATGACGGCTGTTCCGACTTCCAGTGCTGGTGTTACAAATAATTATTATAATACAGACAATTCCCGGACAATCAATCAGACAAACAACAGTCCGAAGGCATTATCCCGATTGGAAATCTATCGGCAGACCAGAAATGCGATAAGGGAGTGATACCATGCGATTTTCTTTGATTTTGGAGGACGAATCCGGCAATCAGATGGATATGACCACCACCAAAACACAATACATGGTGTCCACCATTGACGGGCTTTATCCGCCTGCCGGAACGCTCTCCACTTCCGCTTATGCCGTTCTAAACGGCAGCTATTTGAATCATGCGTTCATCGAAAAACGGAATCTTGTAATTTCCTTTGTCATGAGAGGGACGGTTCTGGAAAAGAAACGACACGCATTGTATAATGTCGTGAAACCAAGTCAATACATCAAGGTGTATTATAAAACAAAGAATGTAGATGTCTATACAGAGGGTTATGTAGAAACTTGCAATGTTTCCAATTTCACAAACGAAACCAGCGGACAGATTTCCATTCTATGTCCTGATCCCTATTGGTATAGTCGAGAATTGTTTTCTGTGCAGTACGGTTCGGTTTCAGGTGCATTTCATTTCCCATTTCCAGACAGCACAAAACCGTTTCCAATTGGCAGCTATTCGGAAGACAGCAATATCGCTATCTTAAATTCTGGCATCGAAACGGGATTCACTATTGTGCTGGAAACAGAATCCGGAACGCAGTCCATGCCGACCATTTATCACGATGATACTGACACATATTTACAGCTAAACACTACCATAGAATCGGGAGAACAAATTATAATTACTACCTATGATGGGAACAAAACGATTACAAAATATACCGATGGTGTGGAATCCAACATCATTAGCAGCATCGTTTCCGGGTCTACATGGCTAAAATTGCGGAGCGGGCTGAATCATTTGCATTTACAAACTGCCGGAGCATCTAGCAATCCCAAGCTAAATATGACCATTTTATATCGGATTGCTTATCTGGGGGTGTGATTATGTGGATTGAAATATATCAGTTGACACCTGTTGGAACTGTTATCACCGTTGAGCTAGAAACGATTTGCGACACGTTTTCCAGTCTGATTTGGGACGTGGAATATTATTCCTGTGGTGCATTTGAAATCTATATCGCTGCCAATGCGAAAAATTATGCAGCATTTCAAATCGGGAAATTAGTTGGACGCAGTGACGACAAAACGCATTATGGCATCATTGAATCGGTACAATTACAAACAGACGCTGAAAACGGAGACTATTTGACCGTAACCGGACGATTCCTGATGTCTTTACTGGAACGCCGGATTATTTATCCGGCTCTTTCTTTTTCCAGCAATACCAGATACAGTCAGATGATTTACACAGCGATTCGGCTAAACTGCCTACAGCATGATGTACGAAATCTTCCCGGATTGGCGTATGACACGGCAACGGGAGACTGCTGGGAGCAGCAAGCACAATTGCAAGTCAGCTATGCAAATCTGATGGAGTGGATTTATCAAATCTGCGAGCAGGTCGGCGGAACAGCAAACGTTCGACTGCGAAAAATAAGTGACAAGCAGTATGATTTGGCATTCACGCTGTCTGCTGGAACAGACCGCAGTGTGCTGCAATCGGAAAATTCTCCTGTGATTTTTTCAGATACATTTCAAAACCTGCTAGGGTTCGGTTATTCTGTCGATGCAGCCACACGGAAAAATGTCGCCTATGCGTTCGGAGCAGGCGAAGGCGAAGACCGGAAACGCATTCTCTGTGCCAGAGGTGCAGAGCCGGAGCAGTTGGAACGTTACGAAATCTACGTTGACGCAAAGGATTTACAGACAACGCAGCAGAACGATGCCGGGGAAACGGTGGAAATTCCGGAAGATTCCTATCTGGCAATGCTGAAAGAACGAGGTCTGGAGCAGCTTCTGCCAGCTTCAGAATCCAGTGAATCTACGATTGCGGTAAACAATCCATCCTATCAGTACAATGTAGATTATTTTGTGGGCGATTATGTATCGATACAGCAGGACGCATTCGGATTGGAACAATCACGTATGCAGCTAGTCGGCATGATTGAAACGTTTGACCAAAACGGGCGTTCTTTAACGCCGACATTCCAAACACGGGAGGTATAATATGCAGCATTTTGGTTTTTTTGACGCAAAGCAAAGCAGTGCAGGCGTTCTGGATCGCACGTACACATCCGAAAATTTTAGTGCATACCTGCGAAATTTGATTTGTGACGGCGTTCTGGACACCTACGGCAGCCAATTTCAGGCTACAACGAACGGACTGAATATCTATTTAGGGACAGGACAGGCATGGATTGGTGGACATTATTACTATTCTGATGCACAAACCAGTTTCTCTTTGTCGTCATATGTAGACACGGCATTGCCACGCTATGTTTCCGTCTATTTGTACTGCGATACGGACGAATCTGTGCGGAAATGCGGCGTAGAAATCGTTTCTGGGGCAGCATCTGCCACACCAAAGCCGGAACATCCGGCAAATACCAAAACAAAAACCTATTTGCTACTATATGATGTGTATTTGCAGGCAAATGCCACAAAAATAGACGTGCTGACCGATTATCGCACGTATTGCAAATGTATTTTAGGCAAATGCAAAGTTACAGATATGCTATCCAAAATGGATCAAACCAACGCATCTTTGGAGGAGTGCAAAACTCGCATCACGGAGCAGGACAGCAAAATCGCAGAGCTGGAAGCTAAAATTGCGGATTTTACTTCCGATCTGGTTGCTGTTGGACAGTGCGGTGACGATGTTTATTATATTTTATATGGGGACGGAACACTGCTGTTGCGTGGAACAGGTGCAACGTATGATTACAGAACAGGTATTTATGGCGTAGTGGATGTTCAAAAAAATCCTTCTGCTTTTTGCAAAAATACAAATATTAAAAAGATTACCATTTCAGACGGTATCACGAGAGTTGGAAACGGATTATTTTTAGATTGCCCAAACGCAAAAACCGTTTCATTCCCATCTTCTCTGACAGAAATTGGAATTGGAGCATTCTTTATTTCCATGAATACATCTGATATTGGACACGGATTGCAGCAATTGACAATTCCTAGCACTGTAAAATCCCTTGAAGCATATGCATTTTGCGATACTGCAATTACAGACGTTATCATTCCATTCAACGTAACAACATGGGAAAGCTATGTTTTTAGTGAATGTAAAAAATTGACTACCGTGCGAGTAGAAAGCAGCCTGATTGGTGGATTTGCTTTTACGAGTTGCACTGCTCTAACCAGTTTAACCATTTCTGCCAACTGCACGAAAATTGGAACATGCATGCTCACTTACTGCTCCAGCCTGACCGAAATCACCTACGAAGGCACAAAAGCACAGTGGGATGCAATTGAAAAAGGCACGAATTGGGATTCAAGGCACGGTGCTGACCATGAGGACGTGCTATCCAAAATCATTTGCAGCGATGGGAACTGGATTTTCAACGAAGAAACGAAAACTTGGGAGGAGGAAACCGCATGAAATTTTTGGTAAAAAAGCAGCAGATTGATTGCATCGAGCGGGACAAATTGGCAGATGGACAGATTGCCTTTGTATCCTTTCGATTCGTGTTTGACAATGAATGGGAAGGCTTGTATAAGGTTGTACAATTTATGCAAGGCGAAAATACCTATAATATCTCGCTTGGTGTAGATGGCTATTCCTGCAAAATGCCGTCAGAATTGCAGGCAGGTTGTGCGGAAATGAGCCTGTTTGGCTATGCTCCAGACGATGAAACGGCTCTGCGAGCAACGACAGCTCCTATTAAGCTGCGGATTGAGCAATCCGGATTCAGCAGTTCCGGTTCTGAAATCGTTCCGCCAACGCCGGACTTGTATCAGCAATTGATTGCAAAAATTGATGAAAAGATTGCTTCGGTACACGATGGAGCGGATGGAGCATCTGCCTATGAAATCGCTGTTGAGAACGGCTATACCGGCACGGAAGCCGAATGGCTGACATCTCTAAAGGGACAAAAAGGCGAACGTGGTGAAAAGGGCGAGAAAGGCGATACTGGAGAACAGGGCTTGCAGGGCATCCAAGGTGAAAAAGGTGAAAAAGGCGATACTGGAGCAGCCGGAAAAGATGGCATGAATGGAACGGATGGAAGAGATGGGGCAAATGGTTTCTCTCCAACGGTAATCGTAACGGAAACCAGTACAGGAGCAACCATTACCGCTACAGACAAAAATGGCACAACGACAGCAACCATCAAAAATGGAACAAGCGGAGAGACCGCCTCTTGGGGCGATTACACACCGGGATGTGAAGAGGGTGAATCAGCGAAATACTGCACCGCAAAGCTGGTTACGGTAACAGGCAAGCAAACATGGCAGGTATTGCCGTCCATCAGCACCGTAGCTCACAATGCACTGGGTATTGTACCGGATGGGCTGTTTGTGCTGGATTTGTCGCCGGACGTGGACACACTGAAAGAATCTGCCCACACGCATGATAACAAAGAATTTTTGGATGGAATTGAAACCTATCTGCATAGCACGTACTCAAAAGTAACAGCAGAACGAGAAGCGGCAGATAACAGCCTTGCAACCCGTATTAAAGCCTTAGAGGACAGCGTTGGCGACATATCCACAGCCCTTGCAACAATGGTGGAGGTGTAACATGGCAACAATTGCAGAACAGCTTGCAAAGCTGAACAGTCTGAAAACACAGCTTGCAGCGAATCTGACCACAAAGGGCGTGTCGGCAACCGCCACAGAAAAATTTAATACCCTTGTGCCGAAAGTTTTGGATATTTCCGGCGGTGAATCTCCCACCACAACCGTGTTATATGATGCAACCCATCGGGACAAGGTATCTTTGCTTTACAACGGTACGATTTACAGCGTGGC